TACCTCGTGCGTAGGTAACCGCAACGATCGATTTGATGTCTCGTGCGAAGCGTCAATCGTTTGCAGTTTTGGGTATTTCCAAACCTGCCAGCGATTGACGCTTTTTGCGTTGGTCCTGGCGAATAACAAGGACCAACACACATGAAATTTGATGAACTGGTGCAGAAACGCACCGGCCTGCTTGATCAGGCAGAGCAAATCCTGAATCTTGCTGCAGACGCTCAGGCGTTGACGGCGGAACAGGAAACAGAAGTCGGCAAACTGCATGCAGAAGCGGAAACGCTGAAAGCTCAGATCGACGAAATGCAGGCGGCAAATGACCGGGCTGCAGCAATGCAGGCCAAACAGGAAGAACTGCGCAACGCGAAACTCAATCCTGTCGTGAACCGCATTGCCAAGAAACTCACTGGAGCACCGGCGCAGCCACACAACACCGTTTCAGAGTTCAAACTTCCGGCACAGGTTCGACGCGAATCTGTGAAGAACTTCAGCGGCGTTGATGACTCCGGGATGAGTCCGAACGAACGTGCTTACCGATTCGGCCAGTGGGCACTCGCAACAGCGTCTCTTACCTGTCCAAACCTTTACAATTTTTCACGAAGTGTTGAGTTTTGTCAGGAAAACGGCTTGTTTAACGTTCACGGCGTTGGCGGAGGTGACGTCAGCAACGCGGGGATTTTCGTTCCTGAAGAATTCCGTGCTGACATTATTCGACTCGTCGAAAACTACGGCGTTGCACGTCGGCTGATGGATATTGAGCCAATGGGCTCAGCGTCCAAGGTTGTTCCTCGTCGCGTCGGCGGTTTGACTGCCTATGCTGTCGGTGAAAACGCAGCAGGAACGGAATCCGATGCTGAGTGGAACGAAGTTCGTCTGACGGCTCAGAAGTTCATGGTGCTTTCACGCATGAGCAATGAACTGTCAGAAGACTCCGTTATCCGAATTGCTGACAGGCTGGTTCAGGAAGTGGGTCTGGCCTTCGCTCTGAAGGAAGATCAGTGTGCGTTTAATGGTGATGCGACTTCGACATACAACGGCATCACAGGAATTCGCACGCGTCTCGATTCGCTGACGGCTGGCACTGCTCCGGGGCTCGTCCTCGGTGCTGGCAATGCCTACAGCGAACTGACTCTCGCAAACTTCTCCAGTGTCGTGGCGGCTTTGCCGGAGTACGCAGCAGCAAACCCGGCCTGGGTATGTCACCGCACGTTTTTCTACAGCGTAATGCAGCCTCTGGCTCTTGCCGCTGGTGGAACGACTGCTGGTGATATCGTGAATGGTGTTCCAGCTCGCTTCCTTGGGTTTCCTGTCTACTTCAGCCAGGTATTTCCAAGCACTGCAGCCAACAGCCAGATTCCTGTCATCTTCGGTGACATGATGATGGGTGGCCTGTTTGGAGATCGTCGCCAGATGTCAATCGCATTCAGCGATACGGCAACTGTCGGCGGTCAGAGCATGTGGGAACGTGACCAGATCGGCATCAAAGCAACAGAACGCTTTGACATTGTCTGGCACGACTACGGCACGAACAGCGTTGCAGGTCCGATCTGTGGGCTGGAAATGGCAGGTAGCTAGTCGGATATGACTGGCTGATTCGATACCCGCCGGCCGCTGTGGTCGGCGGGACTTTTGCGAACAATCCCACAAGGGGAAAAAATACAATGCCGAATCGACTCGATTTTAAACTGGTCAGCATCACGCCTCCGGCGGTGATTTCTGACAATGCGACGCTCACCACTGGTGAGATCGACACAGCAGGTTGGGAGCACCTCGAAATCATCGTTTACGAGGGAGCGACTGACATTGCTATGGCGGCTCTTAGTGTCACGGAATCAGACACATCTGGTTCCGGTCATGCCAACGTTACAGGGCTTGTCTGGGGCACGTCGACGAACATTGACGGCAGCACGTCAGCCTTGCCTTCCGCAACTGATGATAACCTGTTTCAAGTGGCTCAGATCGACCTCCGCGGACGTAAGCGGTACATCGATGTCACCGCCACGACTGGTGACGGGGCTGCCGGAACTTACATCGCCATTCTCGGTCGCCTGAGCCGTGGTGAAGTGACTCCGACGTCAGCCAGTGAAGCTGGGGCAAACGAAATTCTCCGAGTATGACACGGTCAATCCGTTTTGTTCGGCCATGGATGGGGCGAGGCGTGGGTCAGCTTGACTCACGCCTCAATCCCGGCGTGATGACGATGCTGGTATCTATGGGTGTGGCGGAATGGCAGTCTGAATCCGAGCCGGTTCAGCAGCAACAGCACAGCGAAAAGCGGAACCGCAAACGTCGATGAGCACGACTTACAAAGTCACGACAGAGCCTACCTCTGAGCCGGTTTCTCTCAGCGAGTTCAAAGACGCGCTGAGAGTTTCCGGTAATGACTTTGATGTTGAGCTGACTCAATTGCTGAAGGAGGCTCGGCAATGTGTGGAGAACGATTCCATGAGGAAGCTCGTGACGCAAACAGTCACGATGTACATGGACGATTTCCCAGACATGGACGAGGTCGAGTTCCGGTTGTGGCCGATCACCAGCGTGAGCTCGGTGAAATACTACGATGGCGATGGAACGCTGCAAACGCTGAGCACGGATTATTACTGGACGAACTTGATTGAGGTTCCGCCGGAAATCACGCTGAAGTCTGGTTTTTGGTGGCCACTGACGCAACTGGATCGGCCAAATTCAGTGGAAATTGTTTTGGTGTGTGGGTCCGCAGTTGCGTCAGTTGACGTCACAGCAAAACTCGCAATCAAAGAACGTGGAAAACTGCTTTGGTCCGGCTGCGATGGTAGCGAAATGAACTATCAGCGGCTTATCAGTCGGCTGATGTGGACCGGATACAAGGCGGCGCAGTCATGAAGTGTAAAAGCGTCGCACAGTACGACAAAAAAGTCAGGATCGAAAAGCCAAACGGCACGGCAGACGCGCACGGCCACGTTGATCTGACTAATGACGACAACTGGCAACTGGTGATTTCTCCGTTTTGCTCGTGCATGAGCAAAGGCGGTCGTGAGTTTTGGAAGGTGGCTCAGGTAAACGCAGACGTCAGCCACGTGTGGAAAACGCAGTATTCAAAAACGCTCATCAATTGCACCACAGATCATCGGTTAGTTTTTGATGGGCATGAGTACGAAATTCTAAGCATTGTTGATGTGGATCTGGACAACCGAGAAATTGAAATTCAGACGAGGCGAGCCGTGTAATGGTAAAACCGAAGCCATTTTTGACGAAGTCTGAAAAGTCTTCAATCAAAAAGTTTCGGTCACTGGCTGGCAATTACAAGGCGACTGTCAGCGGTCTGGAGGCGTTATCAAAAAATCTTGAAAACCTGTCAAAAGGGATGAGAACCAAGCAGATTACGAAAGCGGTATCTGCTTCTGCAAAAGCAGCCGTAAAACTGATCAAAGGAGAAATACCGTCACGCTACAAAGGCGCTCGGCAATCGATTGGGTGGAGACGCCCGAAGCGAAAATACAATGGTGGTCAGATCACTGCGAAAGTGGGCGTAGGTGTAGGCAAAGCGACAGAAGCCAAAGCGAAGAGAACGACGAAGTCGCATGACAAGCACAAGGCTGGCGGAAAAAAGGGCGTCGGTATCAGTGCAGCGAATGCTCATTGGTTTTTTCTCGGCACTGATGAGCGATACACAGGAACAAAAAGAGTTCGTCGTGGCGGAAAAACAATCGGACGCGTAGACACTGGCGGAAAGAAAAAATACGTCGGTCGCATGCCGAAAAAGATTAAAAGCGTTTCTTCAATATTGGCATCATACAAAACGATGCATCTTCGGATCATTAAAACCTATGCGGTAGCTGGTCTGCGAATGTTTGTAAGGCAGGTATCTTCCGGACTAAGTTCAGCGGTAAAAGCGGCTGACAAAGCAGGAAAGATCAAAAAGTTTTGAAATCCGGTTTGGTCGCATTACTGACGGCGAATGCATCGATTTCCGCAATTGTCGGAAGTCGTATCTACGTCAATCACGCACCACAAAAAGCCGCATTTCCCTACATCGTTCTGACACAGATGAACTCTGAGGAAAACCCGTGCATTGATGGCGGTTCCTCAGACTTTCGATTCCTGACATTTGACATTGACTGCAAGGCAAAAACGTCCGTGCAGGTGGCAACACTGGCCAAGACGGTCAGACGATATCTGGACGACTACACCGGAGCAGCAGGAACAGACACCATTGACGCGGTATTGATGAATGGCGAATCAGACGATCTCGAGCCACCTACAGACGGCTCTGACACACCAACTTATGTGATCACACTCGACTGTGATATTCACTTCCACGAAACGTGAGGATAGCCAATCATGGCAAAGGTCAAAGTAAAGGGCTCAGTCATTCGTCAGACCATTGCGTCAACGCTGACGGCCGTGGCTCAGATCACTGAGTTTTCACATTCCGGGGCTGAGTCAGAAACTTACGACTCAACCACGATCGACACCTCAGGAGCCGGTAAGGAATACAGCCAGACCGGCTATTCCGAAGGCGGTTCCTTTGACTTCGCAATTTTCTACGATCCTGCGTTGGCTGGTCATCAGGCAATCACGGATCTGGTCACCACACCGGCTGAATGTGTCTGGGAAATTGAATTCGCAGACACTGGCACAACAAACTGCGGATTCACTTCCGCAGGTGTTGGGTTTGGTTTCACCGGTGCAATGAATGACGGTCTGAAAGCCGACGTCACATTGAAACTTGATCAACTGCTGTCGTACTCCACATGATGATTCGATTGATTCGTGAAGACTTGCTGGTTGCGTCTCATGTCGCCGATGCCGACGGCATGACGACGCGAAACGGCCGGCGGTATTGGGTCGCAGGAACGCAGATCGACGTTGATAAGCGTTCCTGTCAATTGCTCGTCGGTAATGGTGACGCAGAGCCAGTAGATGAAGAGTCTGAGGCGTGCTGCGTTGGATGGCAGAACAAGAGGGCAGAGGTTTTATTGTCTCGGGAAATGCTGGCGAAAGGAATTGAGCCAGAAGACCGGGAGCGTTTTCGAAATGGCGAAATCCTCGGGTATGACGAGGACGGAAACGACATTCCCGGCCCGAACTATTGCGAAGAGGATGATTGTGAATGACTCGAACTGTTGTCAGTGCTGATGAGTTTCTTTCTGCTCCAGCTCTTGAACGTGCGAAACGGGACGTGCCAGTACCGGAGCTCGGTGAAGGCAAGGTGATCCCAATTTGGGGCATGACGCCACGAGAACGGACCGAATGGGAAGACAAGCAGCAGCAACTGAGCAAGGCACAGCGAGCGAAGCAGAAATCTGAGATTCGTGAGCGAATTCTGGTTGAGTGCTGCAGAGACGATGCCGGAAGCAAGTTGTTTACGCTGGCACAAATTGAACAACTCGGCCAGAAACGCGGAGACGTGATTGAGCGACTTGTAAACGTGGCTCTCGAACTCAGTGGGTTCACGTCGCAGGACTTGG